GTATGTTTAATAAATCTATTAATTGCTGTATCCATTAGTCCCAACCTTTGTCGTCTAGAATGTAATCAATACCTGCATCTACGGCTTCATAGAATGTGTCATAGACTTCTCCCATGTCATCGTTGTGAGCAAATAGTTCCCACCACGGATTCATACGATACACTTCAAATCCTGCATTACTAATAGTTTTAATAAACTGCATTAGTTGAATGTCATCGTTGATACCTGCAGCCTCTAAGTCGTCAGAGTATCTCACAATAGTGACACCCTCATCAGATAGTTCACCATTAACTAAGTTTGGTAGTGATAGACTCATCTCACCACCACGTTCAATCTCTACCACACGGTCAAGGTATGTGATAGTTGCATAAGACTCATAGCCCTCTTGCCATACATAAAACTCTGGCATTTGTTTGCTAGTGGGTATTGTCTGTGTGTATTCTACTGTTACGCCTTCGTATGTTTTCATAGTCGTATCCTACTATACTTTCTTTGGAATGTCAAGTCTTGTTAGGTTGTAAGCCAGGATTTCTTCTAGCCTCTGATATTCAGCTAATTCTTCTGAACCCTCTTCTGCAAACTCCCAATGTCCAGTAGTTTTATTATAAATAGTTCCGTCACCCTCTTCTAGCATTACGTTAGTGGTTTCAGCATCTACCATAAAAGCTCCCCAGTCCTCGTCATAAACTACAACCCAATGATGTTGGTAACTCATACTTCTACTTCTCCTAAGTCCATTAGATAATCTTCCTTGCCACACTCAATGCAACTAAATACCATTTCATCTTCATACTCTAGAAATGTAGCATCACACATACAGCACTTAACCTTGTTCATCAACATACTAATCCCTTTCGTGTACGATTATGTCTTGTAGGTAAAAAACTGACGGGTCAATCTTATAGTTGTCAATTAATTTATCTGTTGCTGATTCAATAACAAAACTATCTGTGTCTTCTAGTTCATCTGGCGGTGTAGCAAAACCAACATTAACTAAAATAACCATGTGTTCAAATACAAACTCTACATCATAGAAATACAAATCCATTAGTTAATCTCCACTTCTAATCCGTGATACTCTAAAGAAATCATTGTCTGTTCTAAGTCAGCAGAGTCGTCACACTCATCATAGTAGCCAAGGTTCTTAAAATGAGCCCAAGCATCGTCATTGTCAAATTCTGGGTTCTCTGCTACATACGCTTCCCAGTCTTTTTGATCTATCTTCATTGACCATTGTGATTCAAAAGTTCCTTGAAAGGTTCCTGTCAAATACATTACACTATCTCCAGTCTGTTCTTGGCAAAGAATAGGTCTGTGCCGTCCTCATCTTTAATTGAAATCTGGCAAGGTACATCAAATTTGTCAAGGAATAAATTATGTTCTATCTGCCATTCTTGATCTTTAACAAACTCTACCATAGCCTCATGTGAAATAGGGTGTCCATGAATACCATACTCACCTGTTGCTAACATCATTTTAATCAATGCTTCTTCTGAATAAATAACTTCTGTTGTTGCTACTAGATAAGTCATACCTTTTTACTCCTAATTACTATTTGAACCATTTCTTCTGTATGATAAAAATGCTTTACAAATTTATAAGCAGTTTCCCATTGTTCTAATTCAATACCACCAACACCATGTAATTCAACAAAGTGTTCTGCTAACTCGCTTAGTAGTGGGTCTGTTACGTCAATCATTTTTTGTCCTTTTGTAGGTTGATACTTTGTATCCTATCACAGAGGTCTGACATTTTTGCACGGCTTGGGGGTGTTTTCAAGTCTTCTTAATCATGTTCTAAGACTAATAGACTTATTAAATGGGGGGCGCAGCTTGAAGGAGCAGTTTAACGTGATGCTCAGCACTTTTACCTACCTACTAGATAAACCTAGTATCTTTCATCAATTGAATCAATGTCTGCATCAGATTCTTGAATCTCATACTTAGATTCATTAGAAGAGATTTCAATGTCAAAGTCATAGACACTTAAGTCAGACACATCTTCATTAACTGGAATTGAGATTGTTGCCTTGATTGTTACATTGAATTCAACTTCAACTTCTTTAGACAAGTCAATGCTAAGAATGTTTGCAATTTCAGTTGCGTGTTCTTCGCCAATCTCATCAAAGTTCTCAACAAGATAATCTTTTAACTTGTCGTGTGCCCTTGAGTTACGGTTGTTGGTTTCTTGTACCGCATCTAGTCTCCAGTAAGTTCTGGAAATGTCGTCTGCATTTTCTAGGTCAAACTTTGAATCTGACGGTGTACCATAGTAGTAACCCTTTCGGACAACAATGGTTGCCCTTGGGTCATAGAGAGGCTTAAGTTCTCCTGCCTCTACGAGTTCTTTAACGAATGTTGCATTTGTTTCTGGAAGTTGAACGTCCATTTTATTCTCCTTGTAGGTTGGTTGTTGAAACTAGTGTATCAGAGAGGTCTGACAATTCTTGCCATTCCTCTAATTCTGTGTCCCATTTGTATTTAGTAGTGTCAACTGGGCAATCTTCAAAAGCATACTCAACGTCTTCATACTGACATTGACAGTCTCTTTCTAATGCCTCGTAGTCTGCGTGGCTTGATGGAATGTCATACTCATTACAGGCAATGTCTTCTCCACCCAAGAATGTGCAACTACCACCCCAGCCTTGCTCTTCCTCATACTCATAGTCAAACTCAAGAGTTGGATACATCTCTGATAGTTTCATTAGAACTTCACCAACAGGAGACCAAGCGGTTTGAAAATGATACATAACAGAACCATCTTCATTAACAGTTTTAATAGTGTTAGGATAATCAGCCTTGTTATCAACTGCTACGTCCCACTTAGTTCCCCAGTTACGACAGTTCCAATGATACCAGTCTTGGTCTTCTTTCATAGAGCGAACAAACTCTTGCATAAAACTTTCACCATCAAACTTTCCATCATCATCTTTCTTGATGTTGGCGTTACCTTTGTACACATCTTCACCATAGTATGCTTCAAGGTCTGTTGGTTTTACAATGTTCCAAAATGCAAAGACAGGATTATCATAGATTTGAACATCAGGTAAGTGTTCCCACTTCTCTGTTTCTTTATTGTATTTCATTTCAGGAAAATGTTTTACGAATGGCTGATTTAATTGTTCAACCATCTTATCTAATTCTGACTGTTCGCCAGATACAACTAGACTATTAAATACCCAGTTTGGCATTTTATCTCTTTTCTTAGTAGGTTATGATTTCATCATACCACAGAGGTCTGACAATTTTGGGGGTATTTCTACCCCACCTTAATCGTAAACGAGGAGCTGGGATCCAGGCTGCGCCCCGAAGAGGGAGCAGTTTAGTGGTCATGCTCAGGACCGTGCTACCCTTATTTATACTCTGTGTAACTGAGAGTTTCCTACCGTTCGGATTTTGTCTTACTAGGCGAAAGCAACCTCTTTCACAATTGAAAGTAGTTTGTTTTTCTCTGCTGTGATAACTGGGTCAAAGCCTGATGCACTTGCAAGGATTCCCTCGTTGTTGCCATTACGGGCAGAACGATACCAGTCAAGTCTTTCAGTCAATGTGTTAAAAGCACCCCAAGCAGTATTGTTAATCATTGAATTTGTATCTGATGCAAAAATCTCATCTAGCAAATCAATTTTGGTTTCCCACTTGGTCATAGCACCCTTTGCATCTTGCTTTGGCATTGGGTAAGCCTTTTCAACAATCTTATTGAAAGTATCTTTTGTGATTTCCTTTTCAATAAGTTCTTGAGCCATTTTGTCAAAAGCATCCATGTAAGTATTGGCAAGACCCAATGCTTCACGAGCAACTAAGATACGACCCTCAAGTGTTGATGTGTGTCGCATCTTGAAAGACTGCTTAACACCACGAAGAGCCATGTCAAGAGTGTTAGCACACACAACACGAACAGGTGTTACGGATGCACGAACAGCAAGAGAACCGTCATGTGATGTATTTACAAGTAAGTAAGACTTAACAACATCTGCAACTCCACTTGGGTCAAGTACGGTTTCACGTTCAAGAGCAAGAGAGCCAAATACAACACGACCATTCTTTAGAGAACCAGCAGTTTCCCAACGAGCACCGTCAAGAAGATTATCTGCAAAAGCAAATAGTTCTTCATTCTGTAAAGTCTGGTAACGCTCACCAACAACTGCTAGAACATCTGGGTGTCCGTCTTCTGGGTGGTCACGAACAACAAGAAAGTTAGATTTGCTTGATGTGTAATCCTCAGGTAGTTGAACATCTTCAAGACGTACATTCCAATTTGATAAGTGTGCTATGTCCATGACTTCACTTGTAGTGTGTTCTTCTGTAACAACAGTTCCTAGACCATGCCAAGCAGGTTCACGAAATGAATACATAGAGCCAACACCGTTAATAATTTCTACTGCATCTGCCATTTTGTTTCCTTTGTTTGTTTGTTTAATAGTCTTATCTTAGCACAAGGGTCTGACAATTTCAACTTAAACTGGCAGATATCTGTGTGTCTCTTAATAGCTTTATATAACGATTTGATAACGGGGCGCAGCTTGGCGATCTGGATGGGACTTGAACCCACGACCTCCGCCGTGACAGGGCGGTGCTCTAACCAACTGAGCCACCAGACCAAAGGTGTGCCAGGATTTAGATCTCTATCATTCAATCACCAACAACCTGGCGGTATTGGCTACCTTTTAATTAATTGAGTTACCTTACCAAGAGGCTTGGTACTCAAAATAGTCGAACTTACTATCAAGGCATCTAGTAATAATGCCAATAGTGTCATTCAAATCTCCAAAGTAATACTCATCATAGTCAGTAGAACCAAAGAAGAATCCACTACCAGTTGGCAATTCTTCTTCTGCTACTTCTGGATTAGCAATTACATTTATACAAGTTTCTTTTAGAGTTTCTAAATCTTCTCTACGAACTGTAATTGGCTGACATTCATCAACACCATCTGCTAAGTTATTTACAAACCAATGGTGAATCATATTTGACTTACGCCAGTAACCCATTGGTACATCAACAGTAATACCAGCAAAGCCAGTAGTGTCAATTACATCTTCTAATTCAAGACTGCTAACAATTTCATTGAATAGAGGATTTATTGTGTCCTCATCAGTTTGACGATTAAAGTTGTGACGGTAAACGTATTCGCTTGCACGAAGGTACATATCTAGTCCCATAGTTTTCTTCTTTCTTTTGTAGGTAAGTTTATCTTATCAGAGAGGTCTGACAGTTTTAAGGTGGGGTGCAAGGGTAAGGAACACCCCACCTAAACTTGTCTTAACTACTTAGTTAAAGTAGTCCAGCGTGGCTGTCCGTTTACATCAAGACGAACACGGTATGAACCATTTGCGTTCTTGACTACTTCCTGAACTTCGCCAGTAACCTTGCTCTTTGCTGTGGTGAACTGTGAGCCAACAGTTGGGGCTGTGATTTTTGCCATTTGCTTCTCTTTTCTTTTGTGGGATTGTTCCCTTGTTGTTATAGTATTACTATACCAGAAAGGTCTGACATTTCAAAATCCGACACCCTATAATCTCACTATGTGGACACTTTTCGGTGTGTCCTTAATCACATCGTAAATGCTTGACAAGTGGATCAAAATGGGGCGCAGCTTTTTCAAGCCTTTTCCCTTTCTCGAAGGTATTCAATGTAAATTTCAGTAGATGCCATTTCACTCATCATTCTATCTAACTTAGTAAATGTATCTTCTTCAATTACTTCTGGTTTTCTATTAAATAATTTTATAGCCATTCTGCTAAATCTCCATCTGCTATTTCTGAATAGTCCATACCTTGCGATTCTGCAATTGCTTCCCACAATTGTTCTTCCGTGTAGTTTCCATCTGGATACCACTCTGTTAAAATGCCATACAAGTCTTTCATCTTGCTCATTATGCAAATACCTTTCCATACAATTCAACTGTACTATCATTATCTAAATCTGTCAATGTGTTATTTACTAAATCTAATACAACTGTCTTATCAAATAATTGGTTGCCAATTTCTGAACGGCTAATTGCATAAATACCAAAGCCAGTTTCATCTAAAACGTAGTCTTTGATTAGGTGTGAGATAACCATACGGGTAAAGTATGAATAGTCACCCTTACGTTTCTGTGCGTGTACTAATGCACCTATTAAATCATTTTCCCAATCAGACTCACCCCAATGGGAATAAAGATTAACTAGACTATCTGTTCCATCATCAAATACGAAATTAATTCTTGCACCCATTTTAGTAACCTGCTTCCTTTAACATTTTTTCAATGGCTTGTAATTCTTCGGTAGACAATTTATCAATTGCCTTTTCATCTATAACACCCTCAAATAGGTTTATTAGTAGTTCACTCATTATTCATCATCTCCAAACATTGAATCCCAGCAAATGCCACACATTCCAGAAATGAATCTTTCACGAATGTCTGCATCATAGTCTGACAAAACTGTTTGGGCATAAGCACCTTGATTGTATGCAAATAACTTATCTGATGAGATTGAAACTGTTTTGGTTTCGTTGCAAGTTGGGCAAGGGTGTGATGTAACAACGTATCGTTCGTTCATCACTTTCATTGGATTGTGGAGAGTGAACATAGTGTTCCTTTCGTTGGTAGGTATGATTTCATCATAGCATAAGGGTCTGACAATTTCCTGCAAATCTGGGAGCACTCTCTTAATTACTTAATAACAATTAGATAACAGGGTTATCCACAGGGCGCAGCTTGCCTCACCAGTGAGGGTCGCCGTCATTATTAGAAGTCATTACTCCAATTATGAATCCGATTAGAGGTACTACGATGAATGGTGCAAAAATAATTAGAACAATTATTTCAAACAATTTTATTTTTACTCCATATCCTGATATTCATATTCTTCATAGTAGTCATCACTCATCACCCAAGGATCCAAACGATGTTGCTCAACGATAGCGTATGCAGGTGCATAGTTACTACTGCGATAGTAAACTCCTTGTGGCATTTCTATTGCTGCATCTGGTACATCATTCCAAAAGGCATTTATAGCATCAACGCAAGGCTGTACCATTGAAAGTGGAATAGGTGGATAGAAATTAGAACGCAAGTGAATACCGATCTGATCTTCCATTGTCATTTCTAATTCGCCAATTGCGAGTGAAGTCATTAGTCCCATTTTATTCTCCTTGTAGGTTTTTGTGTTTAGTCTTGCGTGTGTATTTCTTTTTGTTTCTATGTTTTGCAGAGGCATTACTCCTACGCAATTCAAGTCTTGCCCTAAGTTGTTCAGGGCTTGCAATAAATTTCATACGTCTACCTCATCATCAAACTCAAACTCTTGTTCAGATTCGTTATCGCAAAGTATGCAAAGTTTATTTTCCCAAGGGGTTAATTTGTCACCACACTCTTGGCACTTTAGTTTAGTTACATTCTCAAATGCTAATTCAGTCATTGGAATTTCCTTTCTTTATAAGATAAACTTACCACAGAGGTCTGACAATTTTGGTATTTCAAGGCGTGTCTTATGTAACAAACTTATAACAAACTTGGGGGGTTATCCACACCTTCTTAAAGACCTGTGGACAAGCTGTGGACAACGGGGCGCAGGAAAAATCCTGGAATGAAAAACACCCCAGGAAATTTTCTAATCTGTAAAACTCCAAATTAAAACAAGGACAGCAGTTGCTATCAAAATTAAAACTGCTTCCAATTTATTTTTCCTGACCTAACACAAATACAAAACCTGCAAGGGATAAAATTAAAACCCAAGAATAAAAACTATTCATTTAGTATTCACCTCTCAAAATAAATGCGAACGAATGTTTTCCTAAGTCAAAAATCAGGGAAGTATTTTTGCTACCTAGTTTTTTATTGTAGTAGTTAGAGAAACTAATTCCAAGAATAAATGTTCCGTCTATTTTATGATGTACGAATCTCATTATTTAATTACCGCATTTCTGAATCGTGTTAAGTCAAAGTTAGAGTTATCTCTTTTGAAAAATGTTTGAAAGTCTGAAAGCAAATCCTCAAACACTTGTGTATCAATGTCCAAGTGGTATGAGTTTAGAATCTCTGCTACCGCTACATAGTCTTTGCGTGTCATCATTATTATTTACCTGCCTTAGATAGTTCAAATTCGATTGCTAACTTTGTGTAGGCTTGTTCCCACATTTTTTTATTAGCCTTTAGTTGTGTAACGCTTACGACTAAGTAAGCCAAAGCCCCAGCCAATAGGCTAGGTATTAAGATGATTAGAGCCATTTGGATTAGTGACATTAGATGCCCTTTCGTTTGTTTGTTAGTTTTATCTTACCACAGGGGTCTGACAGTTTTTAGTGACCGTAGGTGTCACAGTTGGATGGGTCTTGTTCTACATAGTAGACACAATAGCCACAGATAGATTCATCACAGGCAGGGCAGGATTTCCATTCTGACCACTCTTCGCAGTTTTCGCATCTATTCATTAGTAGCAACTACTAGCGGTACAATGACCAAGTGAATGACCGATAACACGCTTACCTTTATACAGGCAGTTATCGTGAGAGATGAAAGGCATCTCACCCTTAGCCATAGAAGATTGGCAAATCTCGCATTCGTCATAGTAGCGAACGGTATTGTAGAAAGTGTTACCTGCTGGGGTAACTACCTCTTCCATTATTTCAGTGTAAGTCATTTGCTCACCTTTCGTTTGTTTATTAGTTTTATCTTAGCATAGAGGTCTGACAGTTTTACCCGTAGACACGCCTAGTCAAAAGTTTTATTTGTAAATTGTAGTAGTCAATCATTCTCTGATTAGTTGGGTCGTGCTTGAGAATTAACTCTAGTCCGTTTACTGCATCTACTAACAGTCTTGCATTTTTTATTTTAGTGTAAGCCATTTGGATTACCTTTCGTTTGTGTTAAGACTTATTTGCTAGGCTCATCCCTTGCGGGCTTATTTGCTAGGCTCATTCTCAACTGCTTTATGATTTCATCTTAGCAGAGGGGTCTGACAATTTTGCCCCATTTCGGGGGGTAGTAAGATGAACAATAGATGAACATTAGGTTAACAATAATCCACAGGACTTGGGGACTTATTAACACCTTCTTAACAGGGTGTGGATAAGCTGTGGAAAACGGGGCGCAGCCTGGATCCTGTGGATAACCTGTGAGTTATTGTTCACCAAATGTTAACCTAAAAAAGGCGATTCTGGCTTGATTTTGTCAGTGGTATCTGCTAAGTTTAGAACATAGAAACAAACGAAAGGAAGTCATCAAATGACTGAACTAGCATACGAGAACATTACTAAGACTAAGTGTGTTGAATGTGGTGACAAACTAACTGCTTGGGAGAATGTGTATTGCATTATCTGTGAGCCTGATACATACGAACTAACAGAGGGATTCTAAATTATGTTTATCTACAACCTTATTGCACCACTAACATTCATTTCGGTATTCTCATTACCTGCACTACTACTTGAACTACAACTGCTAGTCATTGGTCTAAACGGTATGACTCCAACAGTTATGCTAGTTACTTTTATTATTGGTTTAGTATCTGCAATAGGTGCTATTATCTGCAACACGTTAGAGGGTTAAATTATGAATAACACATTACAAGAACTACACGTTGGACATCAAATTGGAAAGGCTTTCAATTCTAGAAATTCAAAGTCAAAGAGTGTTATGTATTGCAAAGATTGTGCTGGAGAATTTCACGGCTGTTATTGTGAAGACTTAGAAAATTGTTTGAACTGTGAAGAGGTTGCAGAATTTCAATTCATCTAGTATGATGGGCTCACTAATAAAATGGTGAGCTTTTTCATTATTTACGCATCATACACATTAACAAAATATTCAGATTTTCTTCAAAATGGGATCTAGCTGCAAATATAAAAATATTCAGAATTTTCGGGGTATTGAATATATATCTCAATATGTGAGATGATATGTTACAATTGTATTACAAATAATTTAATAGTTCAATGTTTCTGGCGACTCAACTTGACAAGCATTAAAAATGCAATTACACTATGAGTGCAGCGAATCAAAATAAAACTAAAAGTTTTCAAAAAGTTGGGGGCAGGGGGGATAGAATTATTAAAAAACAAAGAGAGAAGCAAATGAATAATCAAGATTATATAAGATACATCTTCTGGATTGTATTAGCAGTAATTGTTGTATCTACACTCTCTGGTAGCTAAATATCTATTTTTGTCTAATTTTTCAGGGGATAAATAAATTCATTTCTGGTCATATGCTTTAGCATCAATTATATCTATTGACCATTATCATATATATCTTCATATAGGGGAATATTATGCATATTTATAAATCCCCCCCAAAAATCCTACATATATAACGAAGAACAACGTAGTTGTGTATTTATATAAGGGGTTAATGGGTATACTATTTTGCCGATTTTTTGCGAGCTTATTTTTGCGAATTTTTATTTTTTGTGTTACAATAGATATTGAAATATGTCATAGAAAGGGCATGTCGTGAAGTTAGATCACACGTTAGAAGCTGCTAAGAAAGATGTTCTTACAGCAAAGAAAGATGGCACAAGAGTAGAGAAAAACCTACACGGTGTTATTGTAGTAAAGCCAGTAGTACACTCTGATCATAGAGGTCGTGTATTTGAAGTATGGCAAGGTGAAGAAAATGATTTTTGGAAAGACCCTGTAGTATATTGCTATACCTTTACAATTAGAAAAGACCACACTAAGGGCTGGGGACTTCATGAGAATAAGATTGATCGCTATACCCTAATTGCAGGTGAAATGACAACCATCCTTTATGATGCAAGATTAGATTCCCCAACTTATGGACAGCATCAAGTTGTTATCCTATCAGAGCAAGGAAATAGACAGCTATCAATTCCAAAGGGAGTTTGGCATATGAATATTAACAGTTCTGAAACTGAAACATTTTTAATTAATCATCCAACAGATGTTTATCATCACGATACCCCAGATCGTTGGTTATTACCACTTGATAGCGAACTAATTCCTGTAGATGTAAAAGAATATTTCCCTAAACAATATGGGGCATAAAGTATTAGTAATTATGCCAACGCATAATAAAGCTGATAGAATAAAATATTCAATTCATAGTGTTTTAAAACAAACATATCCATATTTTGATTTTGCCATTGTTGGTGATGGTGTTGGTGATGATACAAGACATGTTGTTGAAGAGTTTAAAAAAATAGATAGCAGAATAACCTTTTATGATAATGAAAAGGGTTATGAAAAAATGGGAGAAGAAAACAGGGACAAAGTAATAAAAGATTTCCCTGACGCAGAATATATAACATATATAGCAGATGATGACTTATTTATAAAAAATCATATAGAAGTTATGTTAAAGGAAATAAAGGGGTATGACTTTGTTCATCCCTTTCCAATGTTTATAACCCATGATAAAAAGAACATATTTTTTAAAAGATACCTTGATAATAAAATAGATTTTTTATATATGTTTCACCAACCAGGAAATAGCTTTATATCTTTAACTGGTGCTATGCATACCAGAGATATATATAATAAAAGTCCTGGCTGGACAAAAACTCCAAAAGAGTATCCAACTGATAAGTATATGTGGTCTAAAATATTATCTGTTCCAGGTTGCAAATATAAAACTTCTAGAAAATCTACTATGATAAAACTTGGAAACAAGGACTACCGTGGAACTGATGAGCAAGAACTCATACTTATTAAAACATGGTATAGCCTAATAAACAACAATGACTTCATTAGCATATGGGATAAATATATATTGAGTTATATTAAAGAAAATATGATTCCCTTAAATCCTAAAAAATAATTTAATTAGTTTTTTTTATCTTTAACACGGGGATTACCCTACATTATTTTAAATAATAGTAAATATTTTAAATTTTTAAGGGTAAAGATATAGTAAAGATTATGATATAATAGTTTTATTATGGCAACAAGAATCCAAGTTAGAAGAGATACTGCTGCAAATTGGACAGCAAATGATCCCACCCTTTCAGATGGTGAAATTGGATTTGAAACAGATACAGGTTTATTTAAAATAGGTACAAATAATACTTCCTGGACTTCCCTTGAGTATGCACAAGTTTCAGCACAAGGTTATAATCTATTCACTGACACAGTAACACTTTTTGATCCATATACTGAACAAGAGTTATCTACACTTGGAGCACTTCCAGGACCTCCTTATAAATTAAAAGTTTATGCAAATGTTGATAATTATGCATATACAGTAGGAGATACTGTTAAAATTAAAAATTTCTATGACGTTGAAGATATTAATCCAGTGCTATCTGCTTCAGCAACATCAGTTGATGCATTAGATTCATTATCTGAAGGATATTTAACAGCAACATTTAATACTTCTTCACCAATGGACATTTACCCTAATCAATATATAATAGCAACTGATGCAAATGGATCTGGATGGGTAGTTACTATTTACATAAGCACGGTATCTGGAACAGAAATTTATGGATCATATACTACATTAACTGCTCCAGAGTCATCAACGGTTACTTCTAATTGGATTGTTGAAAGAGACACTAACAACTCACCTATACCTGAGTACTATAATTCAAATAGAAATATAGTTGGGAATATATCAGGAGTTGGATCTAATAGCTACACTATAGACATGCTTGATTATGCCACAAATAGGTGGGAATCAAACACCTGTAATGTTGGTCTATCTGGAGTAAGAGGACTTGAAGGAAGTTCTGGTCCAACTGGTGATCCAGGTCTAACTGGTGATCCAGGAACCAATGGTGAAAATGGAGCCCCTGGAGCAGCTGGAGCAGAAGGACCACAGGGTCCAGGATATGAAGTAACTTATGATTCAAATGTTCATATGCTTTATGACAGTGTAAGCTATGTATGGAATGCTTATAGTGTCACATCTTGGGCAGAAGGAATGCATTACACAGTTCCAGGAGATTTTTCAAATAGTGCTTATAGAGTTGGAGATTATGTAAAATTCCATTTTGGAGATCCTTCTCTACCAGCTAGTCCCTATATTGAAGGATGGATTTATGAATTAGATCCAACATATGCAAGAATAGTTGTTCAAAGATGGTCAAATAATAGTGACTGGTCTACTACAGTTGCAAGTGCTGCTGCAATAGTTCCAATATTTTCAGCACATTTTGAGCCTGGATATAATTTTGATAGAAGAATAGATGTATATGGTGGAATGGTTCAAGCTCCATTTACCAACATTAGCTATCCAACATTCCTTTCTGATATTCAATATGGAACTTCAAGAGGTTTTGAGGGATATCATCGTGGATCTTATAATCCTGGAGACTATGTAGTTATTTCATCTAGATCAAATCCAGGAATTAAAGTATTTGCTTATATTGGATCTATTGGATATGCAAACTTTGCAGATCAATTCTATATCTACCCCCTTGAAGTATTAACTTGGGATGCTGATGAAGAAGATGAATTTAATGATTGGACATTATCTATTGCATCCCCTCCTAAAAAGGAATACAAGCTAAGCAATCCGCTACCCCTACCTTGGGATGCTAGTAATCCGCCACCATCACCATATTCTCCTTCATCGCCATTTGCACTTCCAGAATTATTAGATGTTGTATCAATTTTTGGAGATCCAGGATTGTTTGAAGTTGGAAATCTTGTAAGAGCAGTTTCTAAGTCAGAACCAACTGCAGCCTTTTATGGGGAAATAACTGAATTAGGCTCTGCATCTAACTCTTTTGTTAATTCAGTTGAAGTATCAGATGTATCTGAATGGACAGTTGCTGCTGAAAATACTTACAGTGATTGGGAATTATTTTTAGGGGAAAAACCAGTAGAATATCAACTTGCTACTCCAGAAAAAATAAGCACTTTTACTAATATAAATATTACTGCAGAAGATATGGGCAAAATTATTTATACTTCCAATGGAGATCCTATTACCATAACTCTTGATCCAAGTGCAAGTTCAGTTCCACACCAATCTCAAGTAACTATTGTTCAAAGATGGAGTGGGGAAGTAACAATTTCTCCTTCTGAAACATCAGGAACTATTTATTTTGCTGAAACAGATGGACTTACAGAAGGAACTGTAACATTAAAGGGAATATATTCTGCAGCTACACTTATTAATGCTGAAGGATTCTGGATTTTAATTGGAAGTTTTGGATCTGCTGCTGCTTATGTAGGGGCTTAGAAATGATCCCTCTAGGCATTGTATCCGCTGCTGGTGCAGGTGGGCTTCCAACAAAGATACTTTTATCGGCTCAAGTAACTGCAGAGAATAATGGAGTCTATTCATCACCTACCACATCCTCTGTATCACCAAATAGTACTTATTTTTTAACATCAGTATCATATCCATATACAATACATCAAGTTATTCTAACAGCAACACTAACGTATGGCTTAGATGAAGATTATTATTCAAATCCAGTTGTTGGACAATCTCTATATTTTAATATTGGAGGTTCTATAATTGGAACATCTTCATTAGAATCTGTCAGTGGCTCAACAATGACTACTGACTCTAATGGTCAAATAAGTAAAACATTTACAGGCGGAGAGTGGACAACTTCTTTTAATGGTGATTATATTCAAGCATTTTTTGATGGTAATCTTGAAGGAACAATTTTGGCATCAGAATCTGGAACTATGAATGTAACAGAGTATGGTGCTGCATAATGTCTACTACATTCCCTTTAGATCCAGAAGTAAATGATACCTTTCAAGGATATTTTTGGGATGGAGAATTTTGGAAAAAACAAGGTCAAGATTTAAATGTAGAAGACTTTGTTACAATAGATAATCTTCCTACTGCAATTTTAGGAATTGATACCGTCCTTGATGGCGGAACTGCTTTAGCAGAAGTTGTATTAACTATTGATGGCGGAATTTCTTAAATATCATAAGTGATATAATTAAGTATTATGGCAGTAACAATTGTTAGAACAGCTACATCTTCTCAGATTGGATCTTTGCTTACCCAAGCTTCTGCCTCAAATACCTATTTAACACAAGTTTCTGCATCAAGTACTTACCTAACCCAGTCTGCTGCCTCTGCAAACTATCTTCCACAGGCATCTGCATCAAGTACTTACCTAACCCAGTCTTCTGCATCAAGTACTTACCTAACCCAGTCTGCTGCCTCTGCAAACTATCTTCCACAGGCATCTGCATCAAGTACTTACCTAACCCAGTCTTCTGCATCAACTACTTATGCACCAAAAGCATCTCCAACATTCACTGGAACAGTAATCCTTCCATCTGGAACAGTAAATAGTAGCATGATTGCTAACGATACAATTAGTGATATTAATATTAAAAGTACTGCTGGTATCAGCTGGACAAAGTTGGGAATTTCTTCTACTGTTTCTTCTACAGAAATAGGGTATATTGATGGAGCTTCTGCAAATGTACAAACGCAAATTAATAGCAAAGCTCCACTTGCTTCCCCAGTATTTACTGGAACAGTAACAAAACCAAGTCAACCATATTTTCACGTTAGGTCAACACAAGCTACTGCAGTTGGTGGAGATGTATTATGGTCTGTTATAGATAACAATATTGGATCATATTATACTGCAGCAAATGGAAGATTTACTGCACCAGTAGCTGGAACATACTTTTTCTCTGCACATGGATTATGGAATAATGCAGACGCTGGCGATATGAGAATTGCTTTATATAAAAATGCAGCTGGAATTAATGGAAATAGATTTATTTTAACTAAAACTGCAAGCAATTGGATGACATTCTATCTTAATGATATAATTTATTTAGCAGCAGGTGACTATGTAACAGTTAGATATCTTCAAGGAACAAATACTTTACATGTTGATGCAGATTATAATGGATTTAGAGGATGGTTATTAGGATAATGAAATATGAAATTGAATTAAATGATGCACAAGTAAAGGCATTGTCTTATGTAGCATATGATCCACAAGATTGGATTCAAAACGCTGCTTCAAATCGTGCAAGAATTGCAATTGAAGAAATTTTTCAATTAGAGGTTGCTAGAATGTTGGCAGACCCAACAATTACCGAAATTCCTGCAGATAGAGAAGCGGTAGTTTTGGCAGCAAATATTACTTCTGCAAAAGATAGAGAAGACAATCTATCTAATGAAATAATGTAGTTAAATGTTACTACTTGCAGACTTTTCATTAATAGTATCTAATTCATTAACAATCTTATAAGCCCATTGAGTAATTGCATATTCATATTTATGATAATGATGACCACAAAACATTAATTCCCCTGAAACTCCAGTGGCAAGGATAAAAGCTTGAGCACCACATCTATCACAACGATCTGCAATTTTTAATACTTTTTCTTCTTGCTTCTTTGTTTTTGTTTCAGGCATTTATTACTCCTATGTTATTCATATGTTATAATTGTCATTAAGTCTTATAGGAGATTGTACCATAAAATCGTGAATAATTCAATATCTATGTTTGTTGAAAACTGGCAAATGTTTCTATCCCTTACCGCCATTCTAGGCGTTGGCTATGCAACCGTAAGAAAATTTGAAAGAATTCTTGGTAAAGATGAAAAGGGCAGAACTATAGCAGATCGCCTTGATCGTGTAGAGCATCAGATATTTCCAAATGGTGGCTCAAGCCTTGCAGACAAGGTAAATAATCTTGGATCAAATCAAGGTGAAATTAAAGCAGATGTTAAGCAATTAACTGGAGAAGTAAAAGTAATTCATGATGTTTTAGTAGCATATATTGCAGATAAGAAATAAAATAGTTTGGTATAATAGGAAAGTAAGAAATAAATAGGAGTGCCCAACATGACCCCAGGGCTTGTAAACTTTGTTTGTCCTCAAGGTAGTACCTTTAGAAGGACTTTAACATACACCCTGGATAATCTTCCTGTTAATTTATCTGGATATTCTTCAAGATTACAGGTAAGACAAGCATATTATTCTGAAGATCCAATTGTTTCCCTAGTTTCTGGAAGTGGAATTACTATTGGAGGATCTGCAGGAACTATTGATATATTAATTGCAGCAAGTGCTACATCTAATTTTCCTCCAGGAAATCACGTTTATGATTTAGAAATAATCAGTCCATCAAACATTGTTGATAGATTAATCGAAGGTACATTCAATGTAACCCCAGAGGTAACAAGGTAATGGCAGAATTAAAAGTACAAATTGATCAAATTACAAATAATGTAGTTATTGATGAAGAAAATGTAGTAGTTCAATTAGGAACCTCTGGTCCACAAGGAGCAAGAGGCTCTGGAATATTAAATGGCTCAGGAGAGCCTTCTATAAATTTTGGAATTGTCGGAGATTTTTATATAAATACAGATAATTTTAATCTATATGGTCCAAAAAATAACTCTGGATGGGGAACCCCAATAGATTTAGTTGGAGCTAATGAATTGGGATATGTTTATACTCAATCAGTACCAGCTTCAACATGGAACATAACACATGGTTTAGGGTTTATCCCTAATATTACAGTAGTTGATTCAGGCGGAACAGTTGTTGAGGGGTCATACAATTATCCAAATAATAACTCTGTAGTTTTAACCTTTACTGGTTCTTTTACAGGAAAGGCTTATTTATCGTAATGAAGGGGGTGAAAATATATGTCTAGAAAATTTTTAACAAGTATTGATTTAAACCGTAATGAATTGCAAAATGGTGTTATTCATAATCTTGCAACAGATCCAAATACTGGAAATGAAGCAGATGGTCAACTTTATTACAATACCGCTTCCAAAACATTAAAAATCTACAACAACGCAGCAAGTGCCTGGGTTCCTGTTAGTGCAGGTTCTGAGTCTATTGAAGATGCCGTTGGAGCTCTTATTGATGCTGGATATGGTATATCAGTAAATTATGATGATGAAGGTAACTCTTTAACAATTGCAAATACTGGTGTTTTGTCCGTTGCAAATACTGATAACAACGTAACTCTGTCTGGTTCAGCTGGAGACGTTACTATTGGTCTTGCAGCAACAATTGATGTAGATACGTCTGGTAATGCTGGAACTGCAACAACACTTGAAACATCAAGAACTATCAGTCTTGGTGGATCTTTAAGTGGAAGTGTTAGTTTTGATGGAAGTCAAGATGTAACAATTACAGCAGATATTGTGGCAGATTCAGTCGCTCTTGGTACAGATACAACTGGTGACTATGTAGCAGGTGCAAATGCATCTGGTGCAGGTATCAGTGTAACTGGTTCAGGTGGCGAAGGTTCAACCCTTACAATTGAGAACACTGGTGTAACTTCTGTATCTGGAACAAACAATGAAATTACTGTTTCTGCTTCTGCAGGAGCTGTGACCATTGGTTTGGCACATGACGTAACAGTTGGTGGAGATCTGACAGTTGATGGTAATTTGACAGTAAGTGGTTCTACTACTTACCTAAATACAGCAACACTTGAAGTTGAGGATAACCTTGTTATTCTTAATTCAAATGTTACTGGTACTCCAACTACAGATGCTGGTATTGAAGTAGAGCGTGGAGATTACACTAATACATCTTTGTATTGGGATGAATCAGAAAATAAGTGGACAGTTGACGTAGTTGCAGATAGTGCAGCTTCTGCTTCTGCCACTGCTCTTTCTTTGGAAGGTCACACTCACGTTGCATCTGATGTTACTGATTTCAACACTGCTGTAGATAGTGAGATTGATGCATACCTAACTGGTAGTGATTCAATTTCTATTTCTTCAGGATCAATTGATATCACATTGCTATCAGGTTCAGGTTCATACCTTACAACTTCAGGTGGTCTAGCAGTAAACAAGTCTGATTTAGAATCAGCCTTTGTTGCTGACGGATTCCCAAAGAAGTATGCAGAAGGAAATGGTTCCTTAACAACAATTGGTGGAGTATGCACATGGACGGTTACACATAGCCTTGGAACCAAGGATGTAACAGTTCAAGTATACGAAGTTGCTGCTGATTATGCACAGGTAGAAGTAGATGTACAACATACATCAACGTCTGCTATTACAATTAAAATCAACAGTACTTCAACAATTTCTGCTGACACTTACCGTGTTGTAGTAATTGGATAAAGTATAATATAATGTGGGGGGCTAGATTAAACCCTAGCCCCTCATATTTAGAAGGAAAAAAATGGCAAAGAAATTTTTAACAGGATTAAATTTAGTAGTATTGGATACAGATCCAGCTACTGGCTCTGAAGGCGAGCTATATTTTAATTCTTCAGCATCTGTTGCAAAGATTTACCAAGCAGGAGCTTGGTCAGTCCTTGGTGCAGGTGACGTTGATTCTAAGTCAACTAGTTCTGTTTATTTAGTTAGAAATAATACTGGATTAACAATATTAAAGGGAACTTTGGTTTCTGCTTCAGGAGCAGAGCCTAGTGGAAGAATAGACGTAGAGCCTTTTGCAGCAGTTGGTGGAATTAACTCAGAACTAACTGTTATGGGTATGGCTACTGCAAATATTTCTAACGGTGTTAATGGAGAAGTGATAAGTTTTGGAACTTTAACTGGACTAGATACTAGAGGTAACGTTGCTAGTAGTATAGCTGTTGGCGATGAAACATGGGCTGAAGGAGATATTCTTTTTGCTCATCCAACTGTTGCTGGAAAACTTACTAAGGTAAGACCACAGCACGACCTGGCTGTTGCTTTTATTACCGTTCGTCACGCATCCACTGGACAAATTGCAGTAAGAATTATTCCAGGAAATAATCATTTAGAATGGATGCACGATGTTTTAATATCTGGATCTGTTCAAAATAATGAATTATTGGCATATAACAGTGCTTCTGGACTTTGGATTAATCAAACTGCAGAAGAAGCAGGATTGTTAACAGAAGAATCTGCTTCTTCTACATATCTTACACAACTATCTGCTTCTATGAATTATTTAACATCTGATGATGCTATTATGCTATATCAGCCAATAAGTGTAAGACTTTTTAACTTAACTGGCTTAGAAAATGTAGAAGGATTTTTAAGAACTGATGGTGGTCTTGGATGGGGAGTAGATACTGCAACTTATTTAACAACTGAAAGTGCATCTTCAACTTATTTAACTCAAACAGACGCTTCTAGTGTTTATTTAACACAAACAAATGCAGCAAATACTTATCTAACTCCTGCAACTAGTGCTTCAATATATCAACCATTAGATGGAAATTTAACTGCAATTGTAGAACTATCTTCAGGATCTCCAGGATTCTTAAAGAAGAATATTTTTAATGAATGGGTAATAGATAGTAACACTTATTTAACTACTTTTGATGCTGGTGAAACGTATCAACCAATTGGAAACTATGCAACGATTGATGGAATAGAAACTTTAACAAATAAAACCATTAGCTCCCCTATTATTCATGGAAATTTGACATTTAATGGGGATCTTGAATATCATACTTTTTCTGCAAGTGCAAACAGTTTATTTATAGACGTATTTGATGATTTATATATTCATACAAATAATGGAAGTATAATTCTTCAACCAGACGAATTTGTAAAAATATATGATGAACTTGTCGCTACACAAGAATGGGTAGAATTTCAAGATTATTTAACAGTATCAAGTGCATCTGCTTTATATTCTCAAATAGATCATAATCATACTATAGATAGTCTTTCAAATGTTGAAATATCATCACTCTCTGATGGTGATTCTATAGTTTGGAATTCAGCATCTTCTAAATGGATAAATCAGATTATAGAAGGTGGAGGTGGTTCTAGTGTTACCATTTCTTCTAGTGCACCAACTTCTCCGTCAGAAGGAGACTTGTGGTTTGACTCAGATACTTTAGAGCTATTCATATTCGATTCTTTATATTGGATTGAAGTTTCTGGTGGTGGGGCAGTAGATCTTTCTTCCTATCTTACAATAGCTTCTGCATCTTCAACTTATCTAACTCAATCGTCTGCATCTTTGACATACTTATCTTTAGAATCAGACACACTTGAAACAGTGACTGGTCGTGGAGCAACTTCATCAAATGCCATTACAATTAGTAATACAACAGAAGCCACAGACTCTACTACAGGTGCTTTGATCGTATCTGGTGGAGTGGGGGTAGCAAAAGATCTTTGGGTAGATGGAAATCTACATGTAGCTGGAACTACAACAACTGAAAATACTAAGACAGTAGCAACTCATGATAATTTAATCTATTTAAATGCTGCTCTTGATTCAACTATTACAAATGCAGTTTTTGCAAGTGGATCTATAACCTATACAGCAGAAAATTTATATACTGCTGGAATGGATATTAGAATTACTGGTGTTGATCCAGCTGGATTTAATATCTCTACTGGAGATAATTTAACTGTTGCTTCTGCTACTTCAACACAGTTTATTGTTATTAAATCAAACCCTGGGGCATCGTATGTATCTGGTGGAACTGCTCATGCAAAAGAAGAAGCTAATCCAGATTTAGGTTTTGCAGGTGGATATTATGATGCAGGATACGCTCACGCAGGTTTATTTAGAGATTCATCTGATGGAATATTTAAATTCTTTAAGGGATACACTCCAGAACCAGATGAAGCAGTTAATATTGACACTGGTCATGCTTCATTTGAATTAGCAGACATAATGGCACTAAATGCAACGCTATCTGGAAGCGTATCTGTTGGGGCAATTTTCGCTGGAGCATGGGTGGCAGATGTTATTGATGAGGCATATATAGATACTGATATTGCTAGACTTTCTTCTCCAACATTCAGTGGAACTGTAAACATTCCAACATTAAATCTTACAAATGCCCTTTCCTATTCCTATGGTGGAACTGGTCTAACATCTCTAGGAACTTCTGGTCAAGTACTGAAAGTTAATTCAGGAGCTACTGCACTTGAATGGGGAACGGTTGATGCACTTCCTTCACAATCTGGAAATAATGGAAAGTATTTAACAACAGATGGTTCAACAGCATCATGGGGAACTTTAGACTTATCCTTATACTTAACACTATCTTCTGCTTCTACTACATATGCAACAATATTGAGTCCAACTTTGACTACTCCAAATATTGGGGCAGCAACTGGAACATCTTTAACTACAACTGGAAATGTTATTTCACATGTTGATATTTCAACACCTACATTTGTTACAAATTCATATACCATCACATCTACTGATGATGGAAAACTTTTAATGCTAAATAATTCTACAACAGCTGGAAATCTTTTGATTCCAACAGATGCGACTTTTAATTTCCCAATTGGAACACAGATTAATATTGTTCAGGCAGGAACTGGTCTAATTACTGTAGCAGCAGTAACTCCAGCAACAACAACAGTAAATGCTACTCCTGGTAAAAAACTTAGAGCACAGTGGTCTTCAGCAGCAATTGTTAAAACTGCAGCAAATACTTGGTTGTTGATGGGAGACCTTACGGTATAATAAAACTATGAGACTAAGGAATATTGGCTCAATTGCAGCATCATCAATAAAAATTTTTAGAGATACCTTTAACAGGGCTAATCAAACTGGCATCGGAACATCTTCTGATGGATCAACATGGAATATAATTAGAGGTTCTTTTAATATTACCTCTAATAAAGCAGATGGTCAAACTCCATCAAATTATCCATTAGCTTCAGTTAATATGCCAAAGGACACTGTTACTATTAGTTTAAGTGGCGTTACTCAAGGCTCTACTGCTGCCCTATGGGTTACAGATGGTGGAAATTGGTTCGGAGTTGGAATTGATCAAGAAACTATAAGCTGTAATTGTCAAACATGTACAACTCCTGGAAACTGTGCTTCAACTAACTATCAGTGCAATGCAGGAGATTATCCATGTACTGTAGCCAACTATGCTTGTAATGTTGCTAACTATGCATGTAATGGTGGAAGCTATTTCTGCGATGTTGTTGGAAATAGATTCTGTAGATCCTATACTACTCCTTGTAACATGATGAGTACGCCATTTAGTCCATGCACTGCTTGGTCTAGAGTATGTAATGGTGGATATAATACTGGAAACTGCAATGGTTCAAACTCTATGTTTACATGCAATGTTTATGCTTGGACATGTAATGCATACGCTTGGACATGTAATACTTGGGCTTTTAACTGTAATTCAGCTTCATATCCATGTGCTTCTTTTAATGCAGCTACTTTTTATACATGTAATTGTCAAACTTGTTATCCACAATATATTAGATTTATACAATCAGCTGCAAATACAATATCAACTTTAACAAGTTGGACAGTAGCAAGTGTGATTCAATCTTTTAGAGTTATCATATCTTCTATAAATCCAGCAAAAACTTCTGCAACAGCAACAATTAAACCATATTCAGATACAAATTTATCTACACAAATTGGATCAGATCTAACCTATACTCCAACGGGAGTTGCAATTAATGCAAAATATGGTATAATGATTAAGCCTTCAAGTTATTCTCAAGGAACAACCATTGATGAAATAACTATAGAGACCAATTAGGAGAACTTTTATGACAGAACAAAATGATCTACCAGATGTTCCAGATTTAGTTGCACCAAAGCATGATGTGACTGCATTTCCTTATGATATTGCCGTAATTATTGATGATACTGTTTTTCAAATAATGAATGTTGATGGTCAACAGGCTGCACAGTTTTTATCCCAGCCAAGATTTGTAAGAATTCTTCCTGGAGATCTTGCTAAAATTGGTTGGAAATATATTGACGGAAAATTTTCTTATCCAGGTGAATCTAATATAGAAGGATTCTAGTAGGGGCGTATTTTGAAACTAATACATTTTATATGCTCAGAATCAATGGAAATTGGTAAGCCAGATTTAATTAAAAAATTTATTCCTGAATGGTATAAAAAAGCGGAAACACATTTTTCTTCAGAAGAAGATTTGGCTATTGAAGAAGGAACTCAAAAAACAAGTGCTGGGCTAAAAACGTGTGTTCCATTTTTAGATGCAATGATATCTGGGTATGCATTAGTTGTGCCATTTGATATATATGTTGGAAAAACTGAAGATGGAGATCTTGACATGAAGTGGAATGCTCCACAAGGTTGGGAAAATTTTGTTGAAGAAAGACCAAAAGAGTCTGGATCCACAATGCCAAGACCAGCAGGACATGCACCCAATCATATGGTTTGGTCAGGTAGATGGGGTATTAAGGTTCCAAGAGGATACAGCGTTTTGGTGACTCATCCTTTAAATAGACAAGACTTGCCTTTTACAACATCTTCTGCAATAATGGATAGCGATAAGTTTTTTGGAAATGGAAACATTCCATTCTTTATAAAAGAAGATTTTGTAGGGGTTATAGAAAAAGGAACTCCTTTTGCTCAAATTATTCCAATTAAAAGAAAGAGATGGAAAATGATTCATAACTCTGCTTTAAAAGATGCTATTCAAAAGCATGGACACGATGTTAGAAAAAAAGAAGGAACTTATAAGAAAAAATATTGGACTAGGAAGGAATATTTTTAATGTCAGGTAGTCACGATCATAGTGAAAATATAAGAGTTTTAACTACTAGGGAAATTGTTAGAGACTTTTTTACTAGAAGAAGGAAGTATCGAAGTAAAATTTCTTTAGATTCAAATGCTATTCCACCAGCTCCACCAGAATCTAAAATTAACCATTTAGCAATTATTTTAGACGGAGAAGTTCAAGAAATTATGAGAGCACAAAATAGATTAGCTGCCTTACTTTTAAGTCATCCGTTAATTGTAGAATTTGATCCTGAAGAAGTTAAGCCAAATATTGGATGGTCTTATAAAGAAGAAGAATTTTCTCAATATGGGGAATAAGACTATTACATTTACATCTTGTGTTCCAGAAATAGATGTACCCCATCCTTTTCCAGCTAGTAGGCTTGTTCCAGAATGGTATAGAAAATTGCCAGGTGCTGCAGATAAGATAGAAACAGTTAAGAAATGTGTTCCAGTATTAGATGCACTAACTTCTGGATATATGATTACTTTGCCTGTAGATGTTCACTTTAACGGAGAAGAAAGATCATTCTGGTATGACTCTCCTTTTGAAATTAATTCTAATCATTATTTGTCGCAGACACAGGGGGTTGATATTGGAGATGAATTCCATGAACAGCCACATAAATGGATTAATCAATGGCTAATTGAAACTCCAAAAGGATATAGTTGTTTATTTATTCATCCATTAAATAGAGCAGACCTCCCTTTTAAATCTTTTACTGGAATTGTTGATACAGATAAGCATCCAATTATAATTAATTTTCCATTTGTTATGAAAAAAGATTTTTCTGGAGTTATCCCAGCAGGGACTCCAATAATTCAAATTATCCCATTTAAAAGAGATGATTGGTCTATGAATGTAGTTGATGATAAACAATTTAAAGAACATCCAGAGGCTCATGAAGTAGAGAATCCACCATTTAATTGGTATAAAAGAAGATGGTGGACTAGAAAGACGTATTCTTAATGGAAAGCATTTACATAGCCATACCGTCAATGGCTGATACTGAAACAAGTGCCACTGTAAGAAATGCTATAGAGTCTGCAGAGTACCCAGAAAGAATTTTTGTTGGAGTTTCTTTTAAAGATTTAAATAAAAGAGAATACAAGAGAGTGCTTTCTCTAAAAGAAGAATATCCAAATATTTCTGTAGAGTTTATAAAACTTAAAAAAAGAAAAGTTTCAGAGTATGGTACTGGAGATGGTAGGTTTAGAGCACAGCAAATGTACTCTGATCAAGATTATATGCTTCAAGTAGATTCTCATACTTATTTTGATAAAAACTGGGATTCTTATTTAATAAAACTATTTAAAGAATTTAAAAATCAAAGCAATATAGAAAAGTTTGTTTTAACTTCATACATTCCATACTACTCATACCAGCCAGAAAGATCTAGACATCCTGGAGAGTTTTCTTTACCAAGATATCCTCATTTAATTGTTGATGATTTTTTCTTAAGGTATTTGCCAAAATGGGATGATAATCCAATTCCAGAAAATTCTAAATTAGACAAGTTTATTCCATGTGTAAAATTTAACGGAGCCTTTGCTTTTGGAGACAAAAACTTTGCTAATAATACTGGTGTATTTAAAGATGCAATATTTTATGATGAAGAGTTGATTCAAGGTATTAATTTGGTTGGAAATGATTTTGCTTTGGTATTTTTGAATATAAAAGATTTTCCAATAGCACACCTATACTCTGAAGATATAAATGAATTTGGTGGAGAAAGAACGTATTTTGGAGACCTTCTGAGTGCAAGAAAACAAGAAGAGATTGCAGACAAAGCAATATCTAATTACTTAAACTTTATAGCAAATCCAGAAAACAAGGGGCTAGTTGCAAAATATGAAAAATATGCTAAAATGGATTCTAGACGTGGACCGCTTTTAAGCAACTACATCCCAAAAGATTTTATTGTTAAGGAATGATATGAACGATTTGCCAGAAGTGCCAGATTTAGTGTATCCAGAACCAGCTGAAGATATTTCAAAAAAAACAAAAAGACCAGTAAGACCTTGGGATATTTTTAATAAGAATATTGAAAAAGTAGTTGATAGCGTTCAGCAAGAAAGAATGTCTATATGTTTACAGTGTCCTAGATTAATAAAAGCAACTAGACAATGTAAAGAGTGCGGATGTTTTATGGATGCAAAGACCAAACTTTTTGATGCAGAGTGTCCATTAGGAAAGTGGAACAACGTAGTGGTTAGCATAGACCAGTTTGATTATAAAAAGGATTGAGTAATGGTTGATGTAAAGCTAATAACTGGAAATGCAACAAATTTGTCCTTTATTGAAAGTAATTCAATAGATTTAATTATTGCAGCACCCCCATTTATTAATAGAGATTCTACTGGATATGGTGGAGATCCAAAGAAACAGATAAATTTTAGTTCTAAAAAAATGCTAAAACTTCTTATAAAAAGTACAAAAGAAATGGAAAGAGTTTTAAAGCCAACTGGAAGCATTTGGATTGAAATTTCTCCAGAAGACGCTTTGATGCATAAATATATTGTTGATGTTTTAAGTAAAACAAATTTAAAGAATCCTAACACAATTGTTCATAAAGTTTTAGATGATGAGAGTAAGTCTAATATAGATGAGGTAATTTATAAAGATTGGTTCTTATGGTTTCATCTTGTAAAAGATGTTAATAACTTTTATTCTAATCCGTTTAAAGTAAAAAAATTTAGAGATCCTGTCTGGTATTTAAACAATACAAATAGAGAAGATTTAGTTGATAAAACATTAAAGCTTACTTATCCTAAAATTATTAATTATACTGTTGTAAAAGATATTCCAGAAAGGTTTATAGAAATGTATACTAAAGAAAAAGCTGTAGTTCTAGATCCATTTGGTGGAAGTGGAACTGTTGCTGCTGTAGCGTATAGTATGAATAGAAATGGAATAAGCGTTGACGTTTCTGAAGAACAGACAGACGTGGCTAGAAAAAGAATAGATCTAGTAAAGGCTATGGAAAAAGATGTTTAATAAAAAATATATAGAGATAAGTAGAATTTCAGACTCCTCTGTTTTTGAAATAATCCCAAATAAGGTTAAAAGAAAATGGATGGATAAAACAGATGGAAATGCTTATCAGTGCGTTCCAATGAATGTTGCAAATTCTTACGGATGGACAGTTCTTTCTCCAGGAAGGTTTTCCGCAACTTGGGATGGTGGAGACGCTAAGCATTCTTTAAGAGTTGAACTTGAAAGAGATAGTCCTTTTAGATTTGCAGCTTCAGAATTTGGACACGGAATACTTTCAATAGTCCCAGACTTTATAGTAAGAACATCAAAGAATGTTTCATTGTATGTTAGAGGTATTCCAAATCAGATAGCAATAGGTCTACAGCCTTTTGATGGAATAGTTGAAACAGACTGGCTTCCTTTTACTTTTACCTTTAATTATAAATTTGTTAAACCTGGTAAGCTAACAATTGAAAAAGACCAACCTTTGTTTACCTTTTTTCCAATTGAAAGAGGGTACATAGAAAGTTTTGAAACAAGAGAATCTTTTCTATATAAAGATAAAGAATTTTACGAAGACTATTTAAAATATTCAGACCTTAGAGAATTGCAACAGTCTGGAAAACCAGTAAAAGATTCTGGAGCATATTTGAAGGGTAGACTTGAAGACAAAGAGTTTGATATACTTAATCACACTAAAAAGGTAAGCCTCAAAGGGTTTAAGAAAGAAGAAGAATGATGTCAAAATATCTTATAACAGGTGGTCCAGGCTCATTAGGAACAGAGATTTGCAAGAGCCTTTTGAACCTTTGTGATACTAAAGAGATTGTTATGTTTTCTAGAAATGAAACTAAGCAGTTTGAATCCTCTATGTCTATTAATGATGATAGAATTAGATATGTAGTTGGAGACATAAAAAATTATGATTCCCTATTTACCATAATGAAAGGTGTAGACTACGTTTTTCATGCTGCTGCTTTAAAGCACATAGATATAGCAGAAAAGTCTCCAGATGAAACCATTAAAATAAATGTTTTAGGAACAAGTAATGTTGTAAATGCAGCAATTCAAAACGGAGTAAAAAAGGTATTACTTATATCAACAGACAAGGCTTGTATTCCAACAAGCATCTATGGGGTTAGCAAACTCTTGTCTGAAAGAAATGTAATACTTTCTAATGGACTTTCTGATACAAAATTTTCTGTAGTAAGGTTTGGTAACTTAATTGGGAGCAATGGGTCAATTTTTCAAAAATGGAAAATTATAAAAGATAGTGATCAAAGAATTTCTGTAACTCATAAAGACATGACAAGATTTTTTATTAGCAGTTTTGAAGCTGCCATGTGGTCTGCTAAATTCATCAAGGAAATGGTTGGTGGAGAACTGTTTGTTCCTAAAATGAAGAGTGCCAATATTTATGATATTGCTAAGTCCTTTGTATCTGAATCTCAAATAGATATAACTGGAACCAGGTCTGGAGAAAAGCTTGATGAAGATATCTTATCCAGCTTGGAACTTGGAACTGTAGAAGATGTTGGAGAATTCTTTATCTTGCACAATGATAATAAGATTAACAATTTTTCATATAATAGTAAAAATAATAAAGACTGGTATTCTGGAAAAGAAATAGAAAGTTTTTTTGATTAGGAGGAACTATGATTAGCAAAAGATTTTCAGTTGTAAGTGCATGTAACTTGTGCTTAGAAACAATCTCAAAGTTTATTAGCAAGACAAAAGAAGATGCTAAAAAGAATCCAAACTGCAAGTGTAAACAATGTAAATGCTCTAAATAAAAGGAATTTAAATGAACGAAGTAGTCTTGGTAGATATTGATGGAACTGTCGCCAATATGGTAAATAGAGGTCCGTATGAGTACAACAGGGTTGGAGAAGACCTTCCAAATAAAGATGTTATAAATGTTGTTGAATGTTTGTGGAAGTCTAGCAAAACTATAATTTATATAACTGGTCGTGAAGATTCTTGTTATGAGGAAACTTATAAATGGCTAGTTGAAAATTGCCCACCCTTTTCTAATTTGTATATGCGTAAAACTGGAGACTATAGAAAAGATGTAGAAATAAAAAAAGAGATTTATGACAATAATATTAAAAATGTGTTTGACGTATTGTGCGTATTAGATGATCGTAAATCGGTGGTTGACATGTGGAGAAGTTTGGGACTAACCTGTTTGCAAGTTAATGACGGAGATTTTTAATGTATAATGGAAAAAAAATACATCATTTTTATCACATAGGATCTTCAGGACAGTGGCTTCAACCACTTTCTGAACATATACATGCTTTAAAAAGATATGGGCTTTTAGATATACTAGATAGCTTAAATTTTGGAATTATTGGATTGCATGAAAATAGAAAAGCTGTAAAAGAATACTTAAGCAGTCAGCTTGATAATTTTAACATTGTTGCAGAAGCTGACGAAGGTTGGGAGCAAGTTACCTTAAAGCCTCTTTATGAATTTGCTTTAAAAAATGACGGTTATATTTTTTATGCTCATACAAAAGCCTCAAACAATCATAATCTTTATGGGGTAAAGCACAGAAGATCAATGACCTATTTTAACATCGTAAACTGGAAAGATTGTGTAGAAAAATTAGATGAAGGTTATACCCTAGCTGGAGTTCATTATTGTCAAATGTATTTATTAAAAGATGCCTATGGAAATGAATTAGACCTTCCAGGAGAAACTAGATATGAATACACAAAAAAACATGATGGGTTTTACTTAGGCAATTTTTGGTGGGCTACATCTGATGGAATAAAAACTTTAAATCCTTGTAAAAATGAGTATAGGCAAGATGCTGAGTTTTGGATAGCTCAAATAAAAATAGAAGATAAGGCAGCCTATGACTTTCATCCTATAAATAATCTTGTAGAACATGAAGATCAGTTTGTAACTAAATGGTAAAAAGTCTACATTCTATACAAAATATACTAAACATGGTATAATATTGAAAGGTGATTAACTATGGCATTTCCAGGTACATATAACTTTAACTACTATGCTGGTGATACTTTTGAGTTTTTTATATACCCAAAAAATTCTACTGGTGGAGTATTTGACGACCTTACTGACTACACTCCACTATTTGTAGTTGCTGAATCTAGAGGTGCATCTGCCTCTGTTATAGACTCTCTTGACATAACTAGTGCATCTGCAACTGTTCAAGATGGAGACCATGTTTCTTGTACAATTCTTCCAGATGGAGGAAGACAACTAACAAACTCAACATATTTGTATGATGTTCAGATTGAAAATACAAATGCATTATCAACATCTTTTGGAAAAGTATTTACACTTTTAACTGGAACGATAAATGTTACACAAGATGTGGCGGTAACTTAATATGGCAATAGATACAATCATATCTAATGATGAATTAGTTGTAGTTGGACCACCTGCCTCAGTATCTGTAAGTGTTGACATTGGTCCACAGGGAGAAAGAGGGTCTCAGTTCTATTCTGGTATTGGGTCCCCAACTCTTTCACAAAATCTAGCAAGTGTTGCAGATGCTAAAATAAATGATCTTTATATTAATAGACTTCTTGGTGGAAATTATGGAGTTGTTTATAAATTAAATGCAACACCTGGTGGTAGCTCATGGCAGCCAATTCTAAAATTTCAACCAATATCTCATAGCATTCAAAAACCAGTTGATTTCATATCTGGAACTGGATCTATTTCAATACCGTTAGCAGATTTTTATTCTAGTGCCCCAGAAAACTTAGATCCAAATTCAATCCTTATTCAAGCAACATCAGAATTAAACAATCCAGCTTTTATATCTATTTCAAATAAAGACATTCAAGATGTTTCTGCTGTTAAAACTTTTATTGCAGAGTTAAAGGGGGCAGAACTATCCTCTGGATCCGTGTCTTTAATATCATCGTCTGCAGTCCCTATAAATTTTTACATAACTGCTGGGGTAGGTGTATAGAATGGCAGAGTATATTGGTAAAAGTAAGGGTTTTGGTATTTTAGCTAATAGTATTCAATTCAATACATATGTTCCAGAATTATCAGATAATGCAGACATTCAGAATGCATTTGAGTTATTTTATTTTGGAGATTCTTCAGATGGAACTACATTAGGAGATGTAAGTCTTTATTCAAATTTATTAGATTTTGATAGTAGAATTACTGCAACTGATAACGCTTTTTCTGGACACGATGGAGCTCATTTCAACGTTCATGGTATATCAGGATATGTTGTTGGAACTATTGATGTTCAAGAGCTAACAAATAAAACTTTAACAAGCCCAATAATTACTAACGGAACTATAAATGGTGGAGTAGCCCTAACAGTAAATTCTACTGAATTAAATGTTCTTGATGGAATTACAGCATCAACTTCAGAAATCAACATTCTTGATGGTATAACTGCAACAACTACTGAAATTAATTATATTGATGGTGTAACTTCAGATATTCAAACACAATTAAATACTAAGTCTCCTAGTGCTAGTCCCACATTTACTGGAGCTGTAGTTCTTCCATCCACTACTTCAATTGGTACAATTACTTCTACTGAACTTAGTTATGTTGATGGAGTTACCTCTTCAATTCAAACGCAACTAGATTCTAAGGCAGCATCTTCTGCACTTTCTTTACATGAAGCAGACACTACAAGCATTCATGGTATTGCTGATACATCTAAGTTAGCAAGGGTTGCCAGCTCAAGTGCTGGTAGAACCATATTTGTTCAATCTGCAACCCCTACAGCTCTGGCAGTTGGAGATATTTGGTTCCAAGTAACAGGACTATAATATGGTAGATAAATGGGGCTCTTCGGTACATAACTACACAACTTCTGGTGGTGCAAAAAAATATATAAAAATTGGTGCAACTATTGTTCCATATGTATATTCTGATAGGATTGATTTTTATTTAGGTGTAGACTTAAATGCAGACTATGCAATTAGTGATACAAGTTGCCCGTGGTCAGTAAGTGGAAACTGGTCTCGTGGTAGTTCTAACGTGTCAGGTGGAGTAAACATTCCTTCTGGTGGTGGAAGTCAATCTTTATGGTCAGAAGCTGTGTCTAGTGGACACCTTTATCGTGTCTATGGCTCACCTGGGCAAACTCTTACTGCAACCGCCACTGCTTCTATATCTGGTCTTTTTTCATTTAGCAATACTGCCACTGTAACTTATTCAGAATCAGCAAGAATTCCTGCAGTTGCACCTAGTGGAGTAACAAGTATCTCTTCAAGCCCTTACAATGGTGGAATTTCTGTAAGTTTTGGTGGACCAACTTACGATGGTGGTTCAGCAATTTCTTACTATCAATACTATTACGATGGAATAGGGTGGACTGGAGTTCCAAGTATTCCATTTAACGTACCAGGAACTAACGGTACAGCAAGAACCGTTTATGTTCGTGCTGTTAATTCTGATGGTATTGGAGGTCCAGCAGAATCTACAACTAGTACTCCAAGAACTGTTCCAACTGCACCAGGAGTATCGTCTACACGAAACAATGGATCTATATCTGTCAGTTATTCAGCACCAAGTAGTGATGGTGGAAATGGAATTTCTTCTTATCAATACTCATTAAATAATAGTACATGGACTACTACACCAAGTAATCCATTTAATATTAGCGGTACAAATGGTACAGCAATAACAGTTTATGTTCGTGCGGTTAATGATGCTGGTGGAGGAGCTTCTGCATCTACAACTAATACTCCAGGAACTGTTCCTACTGCACCAACTTCATTTACTGCCAACACTAGTACATTTGGTCAAATTGGTCTATCTTGGGCTGCACCATCTAGCAATGGTGGGTATGCAATAACTGGATATAAACTATATAACGGTGCTACTTTACTTCAAAATAGTCTATCAACATCTTATACACATACTGGGCTATCTCCTTATGCAGACTATTCCTATACTGTAGTTGCTACAAACTCTCTTGGCGATAGCACTACTACATCGCTTACTGCAAAAACAATGGGTGGTATTGCTAAGATATGGAATGGTACGTCTTATGTAACAACGCTTCCTAAAGTCTGGAATGGTACTTCATGGGCAGATGCACAGGCTCGTATGTGGAATGGCACAGAGTGGAAACATGGAATTTAAATATTGCTTGACAGGGAAATATTTTTAGTATATACTTTTACTAAGTACTATAGACAGGAGAATTATCATGGTACTAAAATTAACAAAATCACAAAAAGAAATGTTGCAATCGTATGGTCGCTCATTTTTAGGTGCAGCACTTGCTTTATATATGGCAGGTAATACAGATGCTTATACATATTTGTATGCTTTTGTAGCTGCTTTTGCACCAGTAGCAATTCGTTACTTTAATAAGAATGACATTGCTTTTGGAAAAATTTCTGGAAATTCAACCTCAGAAGAAGTTGCTACAGAAGTTGTTAAAGCAGTTAAGAAGGCTGCTGTAAAGAAGACAGAAAAGAAGTAATAAAATAACCATGCCATCTCCAACAATTGCTTTTTTAACTTACGACTGGACATTTGGCATAAAGCCATTACAGCCAAATGGTTGTGGCTGGTACAGATGTTATTTGCCAATGAAGCAATTGAAGGAGCATGGATGGGAAACTGGAATTGGACTTCCAGGATTTAATCCCGATCATGGATTTGGAATATTAATTCCAGATGAAAAAGCTATTCACGGCTGGGATATTATTGTTCTTAAATTAATTATGCTTGAAAGATGTGTTGAGCAAGTAAGACAGGCAAGAGAACTTGGTCAAAAAATTGTAGTAGATATTGATGATCACATGGAAGGTCTTGAAGAAACAAATCTTGCATATAAGACAACTCATCCAGATTCAAATCCAAATAACAATAGAGATCACTATGTTGCAATTATTGAACAGGCAGATGCGTTAATAACTTCTACTCCATTCTTAAAAGATTTTTATGAAAAAAAATATCCAGAAAAACCAGTTTTTGTAGTTAGAAATGGCATTGACATTGAACGCTGGGGAATAAAAAGAAAGGACCATGCTGGTCGTCTTCCAACATTTGGCTGGGTTGGTGCTACTCCTTGGAGATCTGGAGATTTAGAAACTTTAAAACCATTCTTTGGAGAATTTTTAAAGAAAAAGCATTTAAAATTTCATCATGCTGGAAATATTATTAACGCTCCACAGGCATTTAGTCAAATTGGTATTGATAAAAAATATTGCTCAGTTGAGCCAATGAAAACAATGTTGCATGTTCCAGAATTATTTAGAAAAATGGATGTTGGAATTGTTCCGTTAAGAAATGTTGAATTTAATCATGCAAAGTCATATCTAAAAGGTTTAGAAAATGCAGCAGCAGGAGTTCCTTTTGTATCATCTGGAGGACTTCCAGAATATCAACTATTTGCAGATTCTGGCGTTGGAAGAATTGCAAACACTCCTGATGAGTGGACTAGTCATATGGAAGAGTTGTTAGATCCAAAAGTAAGACTTGAAGAAAGAACTAAAAACTTTGAACTTGTAACAGAACAGTTCTCTATGAAGCAAAGAGGATATGACTGGGATGAAGTTTGTAGAAAAATTCTTGCGTTATAATATATGTATGGCTAAAATATATATTAAAAATGATGAAGACTCTAGATTCGTTAAAGATTTTTTAAAGAAATATATTAGACAAGAAACTGTTCACAATTTAGCTGTTCATGAACAAAATGCAGATATTTGCATTAGCTTATTCATTCCAGAGTATCCAGCAGAAGAAAGATTTAATGCTTACTTCTATAATAATACTGAAAACCTGCAAGAGCTTGCAGATAAAATTTATTACCAATGTTCAAAGGCTGAAATTAAAACTAGACCAGTTGCAAAAAGATCTATTCCAAGAGATCAATATGAAATAGATTTTAAGTGTCCAACTCTAGGAATTAATTTAACAAATGATTCAAAAGAAATAGATGATGAAATTTATGCTTTAGTTATTGGTCAAGGAATTGTCTCTCACTTTGCCCCTGGAACTGTGTTTGATACATTTTCAATAAAAGATAAAGTTAAAAAGCCAGGCGATAAAAGTTTTGCTAATAGAAAATATATTCAAGAGTCAACAAACAACTCAAGAATTTTATTTAAGAAGTAGATAAAGAAATATATCCTTTAATTTTTTCTATCATATCAATTCCTGGATAAAAAGATGTTTGACAAGACAAGCAATAAAAATAAACTTTATCACTACTATCCATTCTACTAATTACCATATCTGGAAATTCTTCATTTTCATTAAAAGGACAAAGAATTTGTAACGCTTTTCCATTTTTAACTAAATCATTGTATAAGTTTATTTCTTGTATTGTTAGATCCATTTGCTTCTCCTTGAATACTCGTGTAGAATATAACTATTCCCATTTTATCAGAAGGACGTGTTACACAATGTCATTTATTGACTCCAACGGATCTATAACAGATCCATACCGCAATTTTATTCATATCTCAAGGTATGCTCGCTGGATTGAAAGCGAAAACCGCAGAGAGACATGGGAGGAGACAGTTGACAGATATTGTAACTTCATGAGAGACCATCTTGTGCTTAATCATGGCTATAGTCCAAATGCAAAAGTTTTTAACGAAGTTAGAGAAGCAATCTTGCATCACCACATAATGCCATCTATGAGGGCACTGATGACTGCTGGACCTGCTTTAGAAAGAGACCACATTGCAGCCTACAATTGCTCATTTATCGCTGTAGACAATCCTAGAGCCTTTGATGAGGCTATGTACATACTTATGAACGGAACTGGAGTTGGCTTTAGTGTTGAACAAAAATATATTAATCAATTGCCAGTTATTTCAGAGTCATTCTTTCAAACAGACACAACCATTGTTGTTGATGATTCAAAACTTGGATGGGCAAAGGCTTATAAAGAGTTGATTGCACTTCTTTGTCAAGGTCAGATTCCAAACTGGGATGTTTCAAAGGTCCGTCCAGCTGGAGCAAGACTAAAGGTGTTTGGTGGTAGAGCATCTGGACCAGCCCCTTTAGTAGATCTATTTAATTTTACAATTGAAACATTTAAGGTTGCATCAGGAAGACGATTAAAGTCAATTGAAGCACATGACCTAATGTGTAAGATTGGAGAAGTCGTTGTTGTTGGAGGAGTTCGTAGAAGTGCTTTAATTTCACTTTCTAACCTAGATGATTTTGAAATGGCAAAAGCTAAGAGTGGTCAATGGTGGGAAGGCAACGGTCAAAGAGCATTAGCAAATAATTCTGCTGTATATAATTCAAAGCCAAATACTGCACAGTTCCTTCGTGAGTGGAGAAACCTATACGAGTCAAAGTCTGGCGAACGTGGAATTTATAACATTGATTCTGTTCGTAAGCATATTGACAAGTTTGGTCGCAGAGATTCAAGCCTTGTTGGAGGAACTAATCCTTGTGGAGAAATTCTTCTTCGCCCAAATGAATTTTGCAACTTAACTGAGGTTGTAATTGATTCAACTGATACTAAAGAAACTTTGCTTGAAAAAGTTAGACTTGCAACAATTCTTGGAACTTGGCAATCAACTTTAACAAACTTTAAATATATTAGAAAAACTTGGAAAGATAATTGTGAAGAAGAAAGACTTCTTGGCGTATCTTTGACAGGCATCTATGGAAATAAAATTACTGCTACAAATGGTAAGGCTTTAGAGTCACTGCTTGATGAAATGAGAGATCTATCTGTTTCAGTAAATGACAAAGAGGCTAAGTCTTTAAATATCAATCCATCAGTATCAATTACCTGTGTAAAGCCTTCAGGAACAGTCTCACAGCTTACAGGGGTATCTTCTGGAATTCATCCGTGGTATTCAGAATATTACATTAGAAGCGTTAGGGCAGACAATAAAGATCCTCTAACACAATTCTTAAAAGACTCTGGAATTCCATTTGAACCAGATGTAATGAAGCCAGAAATTACAACTGTATTTTATTTTCCAGTTAAAGCTCCAAAGAATGCAGTTCTTACTAAAGACTTGACTGCAATTGATCATCTTGAAATGTGGAAAACATACAGAACTCATTGGACAGAGCATAATCCAAGCGTTACTGTCAATGTCGAAGAAGATGAATGGATGCGTGTTGGTGCTTGGGTATTTGATAACTTTGATTCAATTGGCGGAGTATCTTTTCTTCCATCAACAGAGCATTCTTATAAGCAAGCTCCATATCAAGAGATTTCTAAAGAAGAATATGAGTCATATTTAAATAAGATGCCAGATTCAATTAAATGGGAAATGCTTTCTTTATATGAAACAACCGATGGCACAACTGGTAGCCAAGAGTTAAGTTGTGTGGCTGGATCTTGTGAAATTGTAGATATTACAAACTAGGCTTTATGATAAAATAGGGTAGAGGTAATCTATGTCCTACACAAGTTCAAATCTTTATGCTTCAAGAGTTTATGCAGAGCATCCAGTGGCTTTGTGGGCTATGGATGAACCAAATTACTTTGTTTCTTTAATTTCAGAAGCAGAAAAAGAGATAACAGAGTCTAATTGGAACTTTGACAATGCTATTAGAAACGCATCTGCAACATTCACAATATCTGGATATCCATTTGATGATTTAGATGTAAATAAGTTATATCTTGCAACAGCTTCTGCAACAACGATAGAATTTACAGTATCTCTATCATCTGCTATATCCTATACAGAGTTTGATCCAAATAAAGGCAGTGTTTGCTTATCTAATTATATATATATACCTGAGCAAACCTCTATTTTATATACTGACATAGGATTTGTTGTAGATGGACAAGAATCTTATACAAGATATTCATTTCTAAAAACAAATAACTGGGAGAAAATTTCTCACACAGAGCCTACAGGTGGAGAAAATTTTTCTGCTTTTATAAGGGTTGTGTTTGATCCAGATGTAGATGCTGAAGAGGTAAAATCATCTATTTATTTTAATGGAGTTTCTGTTGGACAGTGGTCTGAGCCCTATAATTCAATAAGCACTGGAATCTCTAGCGACTCTTTAGTTACATTGCCAAACGATATCAGTTCTTTAATAGATTTTTCTGAGCCAATAAGTTGTTCAATATTAGACCCTTATGGACTTAATGATGCTTCTGACAATGGCTATGTTTTATCTACAAACAATTCTCTTTTTGCAAAACTTTCAGGAGTTCCAATGGTATACGGATCATCTGGAAATGTTAAATTAAATAAAGATGGAATTATTTTAACAGAAATTATTGATGGATCTTCTGTAGAGCCAGTAACTATTGATGGAGGATCTTCCTCTGCAGTATATTTAGAATACCTAGACGGAGGTGGATCTTTTGAATATTTGTATTTAACAGAGGACCAATATTATAACTTCCCGTCCCTCGTTTTTCCTGGAAAAGGATTTTTAAATCAGTACGGATATAATAAAACACTTACAACAGAATTTTGGTTAAGGATTAATCCAGAAACAACTACAAGAAGAAGAATCTTTGGACCACTTTCATCAGAAGACGGAATCTATGTTGATAGAGACTTTATTACTGTAAATGTTGGAAAGTATACTAAGTCCTACTTTATTGGAAAATGGTATAGACCTATGCTTATTCATTTTTGTCAAAGTCAGAATGAAATTTTCTTAATGATAAATGGAGAAAAGGTAATATCTATTGCAATTGAATCATTAGAAATTGGCACTTTCCCACCACAGAATGAAGACTATTTAGGATTCTATACAAATCAATATATCTATCTTTTTGAAATGGATTCCTTTTCAATATTCCCATATATAGTTGCAGAGCAGGTTGCAAAAAAGAGATATGTTTTTGGTCAAGGAGTTCAAGAGCAAGAAAATATAATTGCAGCAAAAAATGGAACACTTTCTTATGTAGACTTTCCATTTTCTGGATATAGCTCTACAATTAAATATCCAGATAGAAGCAAATGGAATGATGGATTCTATAACAATCTTTTAGTTGGTGACAGCGGTATCACGCTTCCAGAATACAAATTGCCAGAAATTATATTTAACAATACTTCAACTTTGTCAGAATATCAAAAGTCTTTAATCACTTTAGGTTTTTATGAAGAGAATTATGCAATACAAAATGAAGGACATCTTTACATTTCAATGGATCCAAATAATTATTATGCAACAAATGGATCCTATGGAACAATTTATTTTTCAAAAATAAATCAAACAAATTATCAAACAAGGTCTGTTCATTCAATACTTAAGTCTTCAAGTGATGTTTCAACCAAGCAATCTTTAATCTATATATCAAATAATTCTGACTCCAATGTTTTTGAAGTATCAATAAACTCTGGAAGTATTCAGTATGTTTATAATGAGACTATGCTAGTTTCATTTCCAATTAGCATAAACTCTTTTTTTGCAGCTGGAATTGATTTTAATAAAATTGAGCAAGCATATTCCTCAATTGTTGGATCATTCTTTTCAAAACCAGAAACTCTGTCTTTAAATTTTGCAGGAAATAATCAAGAGGTATTCCTTGGAAAAATATTTTCACTAACAATAAATAATGATTTCTTTACAGATAAAGATGGACCTATAATATTTAATTCATCTGGAGTAGCAATTAAAAACTTCAATGAAGATCTTTATAAATATATTGGTTCTTATACATTGTTGCCAAAAACAACAAATACTTCAATAGCTTTAGATGTTGCAGCCTCAGGTTACTGGGAAGAGTCAATGCCGCTATCCTATTTTGGAAAATATATAACTCAAAACAATGGTGAATTAAAATATGACTTAGACCTATTACAATTTAATATTGATGTACCAAGCTCAATATTTTCAAAGTATAATGCAACATCTTCAAACTATGAAGATTCTTTGTCAACAAAAGTTTATTTAACATTGCAAAATATCTCTGAGTTTGGCAAGGTAGTTTATACCCAATTTACAAATATAGAAAACATTGGAATGAATAGAATTTTAGATTTAGAAGAAATCGTTTCCCCAGAAGATACAAAATATAGGATTAATGATGGAACAGTTATCTATCCACCAAAAAATATAGCTGGATTTTCTAACTACTACATAACCTTTCATATTGAAATTTCTTCTAAGGGAGTAAATACAGAAAATGTAAAAATTAAAAATATGGGAATAGCTGCACTATCCTTTAATGAGGGTCAGTTTTATTCAATTAACACACCTGGTGCAGGAAAATTTTATCCAATAGTTAAAAATGAAGATCAGTATGTTTATAAAAGAAATACTCCAATAGTAATTAATACTGAGTCTTCTCCATACTTATATTTAGCTGGAGATTCTGGAATAGAAGTTTTACCAGATGTAGATGAGAATTTAATAAAAGGAGTCGCTATTCCAATAAATCAAACTTTAAAGAATAATCAAGAAGTTGTTGGATTACAAATGTTTTTAATGTATAACGAGTCTAACCTCTTTACTGAAAGAAAAAAAATTGGTAAGATATTTAGTTCTGACAATTCTTATGACATAATTTTAGACCCTGAAAGTAATGGCAAAAGAGCCGTCTTCCGAATTTTTGATTCAAGTAATGGTACAGAGTTTGCTAATGCAAGATTCTTTTTAAATGGAAAAATTGTTAACAATATAATTATCGAACCGCTATCCTGGAACTATATTGCCATATCTTTACAAGAAAACTCAATACCTTTAAATGGAATTCTTGGTGAGATTGAAATATATTCTGGAGTAAAGGTAGATAATGTTGCAAGTTTTATGGAATTAAACCCTATTAAGCAGGATCTTATTGTTTATGATGAATGGAACCTTGTTGACGATCAACTTTGGAGCTACTGGTCTGGATCTGCAACGTGGACTCAAATTCTAGATGAGCAGTCCCTGGAAGTTACTGTTCTTTCTTTAGATGGAAAAGACATATTTAATACTTACGCTGGGCTTTCGTCTGGAATTGCTAACGACAGTAGCGTGATTGAAGTCACTCAGGACTCTATTGTAATACTAAATGACATTGCTTGGGATGAATATTTGGTTTAAATCATAATTTATGGTACAATAATGTCATGGATTATCTAGATGGATTGCAAAAATTGCCAAACAAGCCAAAAGTAAGGGTTGTAGAAAACGATGCTGAATACGGTATATATGTTTGGAAAACAGAAACAGGAAAAATATTTGGAGACGGAGATGGAAGTTTTATGAATATTCCAGCCCGAAAATATGACATAACTGCTATTAATAGAATTACTCAGGCTGCAGCACACTATGGTGCTGGTCCAGGAGAAGCAAAGTTTATGGCAGGAGTTACAAGAATTACAGATGAAGAGTATTCTGTTCAGATTGACAGAATGAAGCAGGGCTACATACCAAGTGAATTTGATACTGGTGCTTTTGCTGATGCTGCAAAGGGGTTGCAACAACATGGAGATGAATAATGAAGTCATTGCTAGAATTGATAATCTAGATAAGAATAAGCCATCTGCAAATAAAACAGATGACTTTATGACTGAGGCAGAACTTGTAAAAAGTTTTGACGGTATAGATGCAAACTTTAAACGTAGAATTACAAGAATGAATAAGGCTTATACTGGTCAAGATGGTGCAAAGTCTAAGCAGCTATTTCCAGAGCAAGACATAACTACAGCCTATGGTCTTTTTGATGTTGTTTTACCACCTTATAATCTTGATGAGTTAGCATTCTTTTTTGATAATTCTTTTGCAAATCATGCTGCAATTAATGCAAAGGTTGCTAATACTGTTGGTCTTGGATATGGGTTTATAATGTCTGACATTGTTAAAGCAAGAATAGAAGAAATTGAAGACACAAATCAAAGAGTTAGAGCACAAAGAAAAGTTGAAAGAGCAAAGTCTGAACTTGCAAATTGGCTTGAGGAATTAAATGATGAAGATACTTTTACTCATGTTCTTGAAAAAGCAATGACAGACTATGAGGCAACTGGAAATGGGTATATTGAAATTGGAAGAAAAAATACTGGAGAGATTGGATACATCGGTCATATTCCTGCAACAACAGTTCGTGTAAGACGTATGCGTGATGGCTATGTTCAAATTGTAAATCAAAGAGTAGTTTTCTTTAAAAATTTTCAAGATACAAAAACAGTAAATCCAGTAACCACAGATTCACGACCAAATGAACTTATTCATATTAAAAAGTACAGTCCAAAAAATACTTACTATGGTGTACCAGATGTAGTTTCTGCAGCAACCTCTGTTGTTGGAGATCAGCTTGCTGCAAGATATAATATTGATTATTTTGAAAATAAAGCTGTTCCAAGATATATTGTTACGCTAAAGGGTGCAAAGCTAAGTTCAGAGGCAGAAGATAAATTATTTAGATTCCTGCAATCTGGTCTTCGTGGACAAAATCATAGAACTCTTTACATTCCACTTCCTGGAGACGGTCCAGATAATAAAGTTGAATTTAAAATGGAGCCAGTTGAAAATGGAATTCAAGAGGGATCATTTGATAAATATAGAACTTCAAATGTTCACGACATTCTTATGGCACATCAAGTTCCAATTTCTAAAGTTGGTTCAGATCCTGGTAGTTCAATTGCATCTGCACTTGTTTCAGATAGAACATTTAAAGAACAGGTAGCAAGACCAGCCCAAAAGAATTTAGAGAAAACAATTAACAAGCTTATTAAAGAAAAGACAGACATTCTTTTATTAAAGTTTAATGAATTAACTTTGACTGATGAAAATACTCAAAGTCAAATTGATGAAAGATATCTAAGAGCACAAGTTGTTGTTCCAAATGATATCAGACCTAGACTTGGACTCCCAGTAGTTCCACAAGGAGACACTCCAGTAGTTATGACCCCTCAACAACGTGCAGAGCAAAATGCTCAAATGGCTGGTACAAGACAAAGAGATCAACAAAGAACTGATCAAGCTTCAGATTCAACTGCAACCACAACAGGAAGAAATCCTGGTGGCGAAGGAAGATCTGTAGTATAATATAACAATATTATAAATATATAAAAAATACATATATAATAGGATTAACATGACTAATTTAAGCAAGGCTTATTGGACTTCAGATAACGATGATATAAAGTTATCTATGCCAATTGCTAAAGTGGATGTAGAACGTAGAATCGTTTCTGGATTTGCTACGCTTGATAACATTGACAAGCAAGCAGACATTGTTCCTACTGATGTTAGCATAAAAGCTTTTGAAAGATTTCGTGGCAATTTAAGAGAAATGCATCAAGCCATTGCAGTTGGCAAAGTTATTAATTTTAGACAAGAAAAGTTTTTTGACAAATCTACAGATAAACTATATAATGGTGTTTATGTAGATGCATATATTTCCAAGGGTGCTCAAGACACTTGGGAAAAAGTTCTTGATGGAACTCTTTCAGGTTTTTCAATTGGCGGAGTAATCAAAGATTCAGAAAATAACTGGGATGAAAATGTTGATCAAACAATTAGAGTTGTTAAGGATTATGAACTTCACGAACTATCTTTAGTAGATAATCCAGCAAATCAATTTGCAAATGTCGTGTCAATTCAGAAAGTTAACAAAGATGAACAAATAGATGGTATAATTACAAAAGCAGACTTTGAAAATGTCTACTGGTGTGAGACTGACGGCATTGTCAGACTTTCAGAAGTTGATGATTCAAGTTGCCCATCATGTGAAGTCAGTATGAAAAATATTGGTTTTGTTGAGACAAAGGATACAGAAAAAGCTATGACAGTTAAATCAATTTTAAACAAGTTTATTGGTTCTACAGACCTTGCTAAATCTGAAGATGTTTCCGAAACCCCAGAAACTTCAGGCGAAACGTCTGAAACAGCGATTGACAATAATGCGTCAATTGTAGAAAACAATATAGAGGAGGAGAACAACGTGTCAGAAGAAAATACAGTAGTAGAAGAGACCGTTGAAGAAGTTGCAACTGAAGAAGTTGTTGCTGAAGCTCCTGCCGAAGAAACCGTAGAAAAGTCAGTTGACGCAGTTGACGCTGTTGAGGAAACAGTAGTTAAGTCTGCTGATCCAGAAGAAGCACCTGCAGAAGATGCAGAAGAAGCTTCCGATGACGTTGAAGTTGAGAAGTCTGTTGCTGAAACAGATTCAGCTGATGCTGAGCTTGTAAAAGCTGTTGACGAAATTAAGGTTTCAGTAACAGAGGCAGTGAGTGAACTTGTTTCAACAATTAAGTCACTAAATGAAGAGATTGCAGACCTTAAAAAGGGTCACGCCACAGTAGCAGAAGAAGTTGCTGGAGTAAGAGGCAGTCTTGAAGAGTTTGGAAAGCGTGTGGATGGTCTAGAAGACGATACCGCTGTCCGTAAGTCTGGCGATCTTGGCGGGATCGTTCAGGGCAATACAATAAGAAAAGGGTCTATGTGGGGTGGACGTTTCCTAAATTCCGCTGACCTATATCATTAAGAGAAACTGGAGGTGAAATAAAAAATGACAGAAAATAATGAAATTTTAGAAAAAGCGGCTGCAGCTGGTACTATCGCATCTGGTGGTATTGGTGGAGTAAGTACTCCAGCAGCTGGAATTCTTGACAATACTAACCCAGTTGGTGATCTAGTGTCTGATGGCGGTATTTTGCAGCCTGAACAGTCACGTCAGTTTATTGAGTATATCTTTGAACAGCAGGTTCTAGCCCAAGATGGTCGTAGAGTCACAATGAGAGCTAACACAACTGAACTTGAGAAGATGAATGTTGGAGAGCGTGTAATCCGTGCAGCAGCACAGGCAGACGCAACCTACACTAACGCTGATGTACAGTTTACAAAGGTTACTCTTACAACCAAGAAGATTCGTCTTGATTGGGAAGTTTCGACTGAAGCTCTTGAAGATAATATCGAAGGTGCTGGTCTGGAGGATCACTTGGTCCGTACAATGACCCGTGCGTTTGCTAACGATCTTGAAGATCTAGCCATCAATGGTACAGGAACTGGTACAAACAACTTCCTGAACATCCTTGAAGGTTTCGTATCAATCGAAGCCGATGGTAATTCAGCAACTTATGGTACAGATATCGAAGACTTACAAGGACTTGTTCTTGCAATGCCTCGTAAGTACCGTGGTTCCCGTTCAAACATGAAGTTCTATGCAGACACTGAAACCGTTGCAGCAATTATCAACGGTCTAGGTTCTTCTGGTAACTTGAATTCAGAGCGTATCGTAGAGCGTGTTATCGATGGAGTTGCACCGTCAACTCTTGGTAGCCCAATTCAGTACCGTGTTCTAGGTCTTCCATTAGTTGAAGTTCCTTTGATGCCAGCTGGTTATGTATCACTTACATTCCCAGAAAACCGCATCTGGGGCTTCCAGAGAG